CGGCCCATCCACGATCTCGACACCCGCCAGCCCAGGAGAGGACCGGCAGATCTCCACCAGCGCTGCGATCGCGGCAGGAACGCGGGACGTGGTCACTGTCATCAGGCCACCCCCGGGGCGAGCCGGTACGGGGCCCACAACTCCAGCACGCGGGCGGGCAGAGCGAACCCCATGGGCACACTGGCCGACTCGCCGCCAGCCCCGGAGCCGGCCGACCAGCGCGGGCGGTCACCCTGCTGGGTCTGCTGCCACAGATGCCGGATCAGCTCCAGCGTCCCCAGGCGCACCGTGTACGGGATCGCACCGGACCGCCCGGCGACATAGACGACCTTGACGTTCTTGCGGCCCGCAGGGAAGCGCACCGCGCCACCCGTGGCCCGCCGGGTGACCTGGCCCGTGGGCAGGTCGACGGTGTACTCGTAGGCGCCCAGAGACGTACCCAGGGGCTGCTCGGTGAGCGGGAAAGTTGAGGCGCTCACGTACTCGGTGACGGACAGCACCGACGCGACGGGCTGCCAGTCCAGAGAGATCGTGTCCGTCCCGCCGTCACGAAACTCGGTATGCGTCTCCGGCAGCAGCGGGCCGACCACGTCACGGGCCAGCTCGGCTGCCGCGAGGATGAAGCCCTGCAGCTCGTCGTCGTTGCTCGTGGTCTCGGGTGGGATGTTCAGGTGGGCTTTGACCGAGGCCAGGTCGACCAGCTGCTCGGCGCCGGCGGGACGGACCTGGAACTGTCCCTCGGACGCCCAGGCGAGGTCCGGCCCGGTGACGGTCCACCGGTAGAGCCACACCCCGTCGACCGCAACCGCGGGGACTACAGCCGCATAGGTGCTGGGGCCTGTCGCGGTCGTGGCCGGGGTGGTAACGCCACCCGCCGGGTCGGTGACGGTCAGAATAACGGCGAGGGTGCCGGTGGCCGGGCTGCCGTCGTCGTCGAGGACAGTGGCGGTGACACCCACGTCCTGCCCGATGTAGTAGATCAGCGCGGCCATCAGCCCTCCCTTCAGGCGTGCTCGGGGGCGGGCGCCGCCTTGGCCGTGCGCTTACCAGTAGTACCGGCGGGCTGTGCCTTTGGCTTCTCGGTCGTGTGGGCTTCGAGGGCTGCCCGGATCTCCCGGGCATCCACGGCGGCCGTGGCCGCGGCAACGTCCTGGCCCTTATCGGTGAGCGTCTCCGCGTCCGCGTCGAGCGCGTCCGCCTGGTCGGACAGCTCCTTGCGAACCCGTTCGATCTGGGCACGTACCTCGGATGCCGCTTCGGAGCGAGAAGTGCGGGGGCCGTTCTCGCAGTTCTCCAGTTCGGCCTGGAGCCCGCGCAGCTCGGCGATGCGATCGTGCATGAAGCTTTCCCCTTTCCGGGAAATGCCGGGCCCCCGGCCCAAGGGCTGGTGTCGGGGGCCCGCGGCGGTCAGGTCAGAACCCCAGGGTGGTCAGGCCGGCCAGCCCAGTGCCGGAGATGACGGAGATGGTTTCCGGGCGCCGGTCGGGCATGAACGCCGCGTAGTTGTACACCTGGAAGCGCACCTGCAGCGTCCCCGACAGGACCTCCTGCAGGACCCGGGTGCGCATGGATCCCTCCCACAGGTACAGGTCGGATGTCCGGGCGGCGATGATGCGGTCCTCGTTCGTGCCGGCACCCAGGTTGCTGGGGATGTTGCCGTCCGCGAGGAGCGGGAAGTTCAGCACCCGGCCAACGGGGCCTTCGACGTCGCCGCCGGTCTGCAGGGCGAGCGGGTTGAACGGGTTGTTCGTCTCGGGGAGGATGAACGGCCGGTTCTGGCTGTCGAGCTGGGAGGCCATCCAGAACCACCGAGACGGGGTCAGGAAGATCGCGGTCGGCATCATCTTGCGGTTCTTCGCCGACAGGGACAGGGCCTGCATCAGCGGCGCGTACAGCTCCGGCAGCGTCGGCGTGGTGTCGTTGTAGGTCACCGCGTTGATGCCCGACACGTTCAGAACACCCTTGAGCTGTCCCGCCGTGCCGCTGCCGTTGAGGCACTGCAGGTCGAGCTTCTGGTTGTAGTCGGCGATCAGGTCCGCGAACACGATCTCGTCGAACGACGCCGGGGACTGATCCAGGAGCTGGATCGCAACATCCTGCTGACCGGCGATCGTGCGGACCGGTGCGGTCACGAACGTGTCGGTGAGGTCCTGGCTGGTGACCGCCCCAGCGTCAGCGGTCTGCACACCGGTCGCGGTACCCGTGGCGATCTTCGGGACGTTGATGGAGTCCGTGCCCGTCGGCAGTGTCAGGTTGCGGACGCTGTTCGCGAACGTCCGGCCGAACCGCGGCAGGTCCACGTATTCGTCGATCAGCCACAGCGGCGGCACGAAGTTGCCGCCCTGCCCGTCGGTCCGGTTGGGGTTGACGCGCTTCTCGAACACGCTGCCCCGATCGATGCCACGCAGCTCCTGGGCGGCCTTCGCGGTGCGCTGGGCCTCGCGCTTGGGCATCTCCACGTCCATCTCCTGGCCGTGGCGCTGCAGGCGCTCCCGGGCCTCGCTGTTGTTGAACAGCGTGGCGTTGGCCAGGTCGATGAAGTAGGACGAGGTGGCGCCGCGGTGGTAGGTCAGCGGCTCCGCTTTCACGCCGTCACCCGGCTGGGACAGCCGGTACCGCTTGGCGATGTCGGCGGCCTGGTCGTCGCGGACGATCTGCTCGTCCAGCTCCTTGACCCGCGCATCGATCTCCCGGATCTCGGTCTCGAGCTGGGCGAAGCGGGTCTGCTCAGCCTCGTTCAGCGTGTCGCGCTTCTCGCTGGTGGCTTTCTGAGTCAGCGCCTCGAGCTCGGTCTTACGCTCGGCACGCCGCTGCATGAGGGCGTCGATCATTGCCCTGGACATGGGTGTACTCCTCGTACTGGGGGATGTGATGGGGGCGTGCCTGCACGATTCGGGTGGTGGACCGGGTGGCGCCCAGGTGGTGCCCCATCAAGGGGTCCGGCGTGGGCGTCCGGCGCGGTCTCCGGCGCGGAGGGCAGGCGGGATAGGTCAGAGGGACAGGAGCCGGGCGCGGGCCTGCCACAGGGGCATACCGGCAGCCTTGGCCTCCGGATCACCGGTGTCGGTGTCCGGCTCGGTGTCCGGGTCCTGATCCGGGTTGGGGACGCCGAGGATCTCGGCGAGAAGAGGCTGCGCAACGTCCACGGCACCATCGGCCGCAGCGACCAGCTGCAGGACGTGTCCCAGCGTCGCGGTCGCCTCCGGGGTGAGGGTCATGCCGGCACGCATCTCACGCAGCGCGGCAGCGACCTGCCGGGAGTTGAGCTGGGCACCCGCCGTGTGCGGGTTTGCCCCGTAGTTGACGATCGAGACGTCGCCCTTGTTGAGGTTGACCTCGAGGATGTCCCGCTGGTCGTAGTCGGGGGACCACTGCTGGCGGGTCACCCAGAACCCGAACGACATTTCGTCGAGGTCGCCGCGGTCCATCGCTGAACGCAGCGCCTGCACCTCCGGATTGCCAGGGTCAAGGTCCGCCTCGGTGTGCAGGCCAGTGTCGTCCTCGGCCAGACGCAGGGTCCCGGATTTGGTGCGGGCCAGAGTCATCCCGGAGTGGTTGAGGAGGAACGGCACATCCGCGGCCTCGCCCAACGTCTTCTTGAACGCGCCGGACCTGACTACCTCGGTGTAATCACCGAGCCAGTCCTGCATGTCATAGCCACGTTCAGTGACGCAGGCGTACCCGGTGAAGGTGAGCGTCTCGCCCCCGGTACCAGACGGCGCGGATCGAAGCTCCACCCCCTGGAAGGGCATGTGCCGGTGCTCAACAGTCTTGGGCCGGGCGGCCCGTAGGGACAGGTCCATCACGGCTCCTTTGACGGGTCGGGTTTGGGCTCGCTCTGCCCGGGCGTCCATCCCGGTTCGGTGGTGTGCGCGCTGTTCAGCGGCGCGAACGGGTCGGCGCCGGCACCGTCCGGCAGCGGCGGGCGGTTCTCCTTCGCGCGGATCTCGTCGATCGTCAGACCGGCGATGTTCCGGGCCATCTGGTACCAGGACCACCGGCCGGCCGTGTCCGTGCGCAGCAGCTCGTCACGGTCGAACTGGGCGAACGTGCCGCGCGGCAGCATCGCCGACCACGCGTCCTCGAACGTCCCCAGCCACGGATCCAGCGTGTGCTGCATCCACCCCAGCGTCTGCTGCTCGATCCCCGATCCCCAGCTGGTGGACCGGTCGACCTGCCCGAGCATGTGCGGCGGAATGCCGTACAGCATGGCGACATCCAGGTTCTGCGCGGCGCGGGTGCCCAGGAACTGCGCGTCCTCCGGGCTGATGCTGATCGGGATCCACTTTGCGCCGCCGGACAGGACACCGATCGCGTGCGCGTTGGGGAGCCCACTGTGAGACGCCTCGAACGCCTCTTTCATCCCGCGCGCCTTGCCCTTGTCGAGGTTGCCCTCCAC